AGTGACATAATTGCAACACCCTAAGCGAATCGTTATAAGTGATTCGACCTTAGCACAGAATGATTCGCAAATGTCAATAGTGATATATTTGCAACTGCGACAATATGACCCCTTGACAAGATTGTTCATGATTCGTTCCACAGCTATAAGCCATGCGTCCATTGCATAGGAGCTATGCGTCTGATGCATAGATAAGTTTTGATTCGGCATCAGTCCATTTTAACACGAATCCGATTTTGAGTCTATAGCTAATTTTGCATACCTGCTATGCGTTCAGTGCATAGATAAGTTTTAATAGGGCATCAGTCCATTTTACCATGATTCGCTATTTTTTGTCAATAGCATCTCAAACGCTCAAATTAGCCCCTCTGACGGCCTATAGGTCTCTAGGCTATGCTACTATATAAAATTGATTCGGCGGCGTTACAGAGAGTCAACCCCCTAAAATGACCTATATTTTTGCATGTTTATGATTTGTTCCCCTTGACAAGCGTTTGTTTATGATTCGTTCCGCGACCTATATTTTTTTGCATGTTTATGTTTTGTTCTACTTGTATCTAAACGAATCGCATGCTATATAATAAGGACAATTTAACAATGGCTAGGAGGCCGAATCAATGACTAACATGACCAAAACAGAAGACATACTACTGGATATTAAATATACAGCGCGTTCGATTTATGAGGCCGCCACAGTTGGATACTGGAAAAACGAGGACGCAAATTCTGGTTATCAATGTGAAGTGATACTTGGAGAAATGGACTCAATGATGGACTCACTATTACGCTTAAAGGCAGAGGCCAAGCATCTTAAAATTCAAGGAGATATGAGATCATGAGTATCTGGTTTTTAGCTATATGTACCGCCGCTTTCGTTGTTCCTTTTGCACTGATGGTTTTTGCTGTCAGTCAGGAGGACAACGACAAATGATTATCAACATTATATCTATCACGCTTATTATAGCATCTATTATATTAATCTTATCTTTGGAGTCTAACTAATGTCTTTATTTCATACACCAGAATCAAAATCAGAATTGCAATCATGGGTAAAAGCGACAAATGAGCCTATAGCAATGGTAGCTCTTGGCATGGCCGAACAGCTTTATAAATCTAGGATTAATTACCAACTGTTGGTGCAAATGGTTTCTAGCACTTTTCTAGATTCACCTCTTCCAATGAATTATTCAGATTATGAAGAACACGACATTATCAACATGATCGAGGACAATTTACAATATCAATTCCAAGATTTAGATGCTCATACAGTCTTTGAAACCATCGAAGCAATCGCTTCCGATATTACTCATAATTTTAATAAGGACGTATCATAATGCCTAGAATGGATAAATTGAGTTCGTACAAAACAGTCTGGATAGATAACGAGGAAGGAGGGTTGGTTATTTATCAGAAGACTAAAATAGTTGAATGGGACAATAACGGCAATGTAACTTTAAACAGTGATGGTTGGGAAACTGTCACTACTAAACGCAAGATGAACCAAGCATCTAATCAATTCTGTTTACGCTTTGGCGTTATACAGCGTGATTATAAATGGTTCGTTACAATAGATGGTTGTGATGACATACCTTATCACGACAATATGACATTTAACGTATACACAGCGAGGGTAGCGGCATGAGTAATTATAAAATACTAGGCGTATATGGAGACTCTAATTTTGTTATACTACATGAGTCAGATAATATAGAGCGCGCTAATAGTTGGGTAGTTGGCTATATTAGAACTCAAGAAAATTATGGAGGCTATGACTCAATTAATGTAGTAGACGCTAATGGATTTACTAAATCAGAATACAGTAAGCAATATGGATGGAGTCATTACTAATGGTAAAAGTTGGATATTATAACCTAGAAGGTAAATTAACTTGTTGGAGAGAGTGCAAGACAAGAAACGAGGCACAGTTTTTTATCGGTCTAAATAACACTGGATTTAAGCATATTGTCGCAAGAATTATAGAGGAGGAATCAATCACTTAAAACACTTTTGACCGAGTCGGTTGTTCTATTTCAGCAGTTTATACCCTCCCAAATAGACTCAGATAGTCCAGCCGATTCGCTCAGCGAGTGCAACAGATTTATTTGTCAAGGCCGAATCACCCTGTTGGGACCCTCCGAATCACCACGGGCGAATCACCTGCGCCGCTCTTACACGTATGGTTTCCAACATAAAAAAAAATAAAGTAGATACTAAGGGGTGTCATATTGTCACAGGTACGGCGGCTATATCATTTTCCCACGGAGTCATTACAAGAGAACGACACAAGAAGGCGACATTGGCTACCCACTTAAGTAAGCTGTCAAGAAAAAAGAACTGTTATATATCAACGACTTATAAAATAGTTAAAATACTTACTTCGCACTTTTGTTTATTTAGGCATTATATATACATAAGAGGTACTACTTACGTTTCTCACATTAGGTTTTATAACTTGATGATATATATTACTAAATATAAAAAACGTAAGTATATACGTAAGTAGTAGCCTATCAAATTCCCCCTACAACCATGACGAACCTTTCCAATTGTCGTTAACAAAACTAGATGTGGTCATGCCGATGCAGGGTTTATTTTATTAAGGTACAGAAGAACTATGACTATTCAAGCTACAAAGTACAGTGAGATAATCGCTAAGAAAGTTACTGAAGGCATCAGGAATGGTGTCTCTGTAAAAGATATTATGGGGTCGATCCAGCAATATCAAAATGCTCCTTCCAGTTCAGCTACATTCTATAAGTTGTATGGAGAACTAATATCACAGACTAGAGCAGATATAATAGGTAAGATAGGTAATGTCGTTATTAATAGTGCATTACAAGGTGACTTTAAAGCCGCAGAGTTTTACTTAAGATCTAAAGGTGGTTGGTCGCCTAACAGTACTGTGAATGAAGTAGAGCAAGAAGCAGATCCAGATGAGGATCTAGCCGCAGTAGATAGCGTTATGTCGCTACTAGGAAAGAATATAACTCCCGATGAAAATAACAGCTGATGACTTAAGAGCATTACCCGATGCAGAAGTACTTAGAATACTTAAAGGTATTGGACCTGCAAAGGCTGATGAGCTTAAGTATGATTGGAACTTCTGGGCTAGACCAGATCAACTAGAACCTAAAGGGGACTGGACGACTTGGTTAGCATTAGCTGGTCGAGGATGGGGTAAAACTCGTGCTGGAGCAGAATGGGTAAGACATCGCATTAAGAAGGGTGACAGGATTGTTCATTGTGTCGCACCAACTAAAGGTGATGTAAGAAGAGTTATGGTTGAAGGAGACAGTGGACTTCTAAACGTCTGCTGGAAAGGTGATAAAACATATAGAGGTAAACACTTAGGTTTCCCTATTTGGTCGCCAACTAATAGTACACTAACATGGGAGAATGGAGCTAAGGCTGTTTTCTTCTCTGCTGAAGATCCAGAACGATTACGTGGTCCACAAGCCTTTAGTGCTTGGACTGACGAACTTTGCGCTTGGCGCAATGCACAAGAGACTTGGGACATGATGATGTTCGGTCTACGTCTAGGACGTAAGCCGCAAGTCTTTGTAACAACAACCCCCAAAACAACAAAACTGCTAAGAGGTATTATCGCTGACGATAAGACAATCGTTAGTACAGGTAGTACATTTGATAATGCGGCTAATCTAGCTGGCACTTTCTTAGATGCAGTTAAGAAGACTTACGAAGGCACACGTCTTGGTAGGCAAGAATTATATGCAGAAGTATTAGACGAAGCGTCAGGTGCGCTTTGGAATAGGAAGCTCCTACATTCATGTGAGATAGACAAGGACGAAGTTCCTCAGTTAGCACGTATCATAGTTTCGATTGACCCAGCAGTTACATCGAATACTGATAGTGATATGACTGGTATGGTTGTCGCTGGCATAGATGTTAATGGAGTAGCCTACGTATTAGAAGATCACACTGATCGCTACACACCGCAACAATGGGCATCTAAAGCCATTGAGTTATATCGTAAACACATGGCTGACCGCATAGTAGCGGAGAAGAACCAAGGTGGAGATATGGTGCGTCACACTCTGCACACTGAAGACGAAAACGTTCCAGTCAAACTTGTACATGCAAGTAGAGGCAAAATGGCGCGTGCTGAACCTGTCTCTGCTTTATATGAGCAAGGTAAAGTCAAACACGTCAAAGGATTGAATGATTTAGAGGATCAGATGGTACAGTGGGAACCTTTAGGGTCCACAGGCTCACCAGACCGTCTTGATGCTATGGTATGGGCTATAACGGATCTATCACTAAACGGATATGCAAAACCACAGCTAGTTCTGGCATATTCTAACGCTAAAGGCTTAAAGTAAAATGGTAAAGAAACTCTCACAGACGGAATCGACAGCGATACTAGGTGTCTCTGGTGAAAATACAATTAACGGTCAGATAAGGTCTGATGAGTTTCTGCCTGAGTTACGAGGCAAAAAAGCGATACGAAAGTACCGTGAAATGCGTGATAATGATAGCACTATCGGTGCAGTTATGTACGCTACAGAACAGGTTTTGCGCGATGTAGACTTAAAAGTTTGTCCTTGTGACGATTCTGAGGAAGCTAAACGAGAAGCTGACTTTGTTGAGAGTGTTTTGTGTGATATGGATCATACACTAGACGATCACATAGCTGAAGCTCTATCTTGTTTGTCGTATGGCTTTGCATGGTTCGAAGTAGTATACAAACGTAGAGTTGGTCCTACTCAATCAAATGATAAGAAGAGATCTAAGTATACTGATGGTAGAATGGGTGTACGTAAGATAGCAATGCGCGCCCCTTGGACAGTATCTAGGTTTGACGTAGATAATAAGACTGGTGACATACAAGGTGTCTATCAAGATGGTGGTTATGCAGGTACTACGAAACATTATATACCTTCTCGTAAGAGCTTGTACTACCGTACTACTAGTCTTAATGGAGATCCTAGTGGTCGTTCTATCTTGCGTAACGCATATACTTCTTATGAGTACCTTAATAACCTTCAAGCTATTGAAGCGATTGCTGTAGAGCGAGAGTTAGCAGGTATTCCAGTAGCTCGTATTCCTTCGGAGTACCTATCCCCAGATGCTACATCATCACAAGTACAGTTCAAGTCTAATCTTGAGCAGATACTACGTGACGTTAAGTTTAATGAACAAGGTTACATAATTACTCCTTCAGATACTTACCCTGATAAGGATGGAAGTCCTACTAATATCAGATTAGTTGATGTGGAGCTTATGTCTTCAAGTGGTTCTAGGAACATAGACATTGACCCCATAGTAAAAAGGTATCAACACGATATTGCTAGGAGTGTCTTGTCAGAGTTCCTAATGCTTGGTAGTCAAGGCGGTTCATACGCTTTGTCGAAGAGCAAGACAGACTTGTTCCTCCGCGCACTTGAGAGTTACATCCAGCAAATTGTCGATGTCCTCAATAAGCAGTTAGTCGAGAGACTGTGGGAGTTGAACGGTCTGGACTATTCGTTGATGCCGACTATAGAAGCTGGCGATGTCGCACCTCACGACCTACGTGAGATTGCAGGGTTCTTGCGTAACCTTAACGGCGCAGATATTAGCGTTAGTGATCACCCAGAGGTTATACAAAACCTTATGGATATAGCAGACCTAAATTATGACCCCGATAGGGAAACAGAAACAGAAGAGCAAGAAGCTCTTGAAGAACAGGAAGAAGAATAATGGCATTTCTAAATGACAGAGTGTTTGATAATGGTTTGACTACATTAGACACAGAAGCAAACGTAGTCCACGTAACTTCAGCAGAAGCTACAACTTATGCGGCGGCTACATCTACATTAACACTAGGTAACTCTACCTCACTTTCCATCGCGGCTCCTTCGGATCGTACTGGTGGTGGACGTAAAGTCACAGTATCAGCTATCTCAGATGGTTCGATTACAGGTACAGGAACAGTTACTCACTACGCTCTAGTAGATACTAACAACTCACGTTTGTTAGCTACAGCGGCTCTTACAGCATCACAG